AATCGTATGTCGTCAGGTATTGTGTTCTGAGATTTTGAAGTGTGCTTCAATCCAAACTTAGTGTAGCAATCACCAATTTTTCTGATTCGTTTCTCCATACATAGTAGATATACTATGTAATGCTCAATGCAACTTAATTAGCACTCAATGATAAATGGATTAATAATCCCAGTATGATGGGTAGAGTTCTGTTTCGATTCTTGAAGTCCAAGATGGAGTAATATCAGTTGCGATGTTTGGAAGATTAACTTTACCAGTTGACCATGATCTATCTTGAACATCATAACGACCATTACTATTTGGTTGTAGATAACCAATATGAATTACTTTTGATTTCTTGTCCTGGCAGATTCCATACCTAGAGTCTGCATTTATGTAAATGTTATTTCTAGGTTTAAAGATTCTAATCAAACCATTAGAGCTTGGAGTTTTAGTTATGATACCCTGACAGCCAGTATATCTAACTGGTACTGCACATTTTTTAATATCTTTTTTTGAAAACAAAGCAACTCTACCATCATCAAATGCTTGACCAATTACATCTATATAAGCTGCCATACCTAAAAAATAATTAGCTGAAATAAACTGATCGCCATTAGTTCTAAATTCATTAAAAAATTTTGACAGATCAACAGCTAGTTCTTGAGAATCAAAATAACCTGGAGCATTAGGATCTCTATTAATCAATCTTGAGATTTTAACTCTCATGTTAGCTTGATCTTTTTTGGGGTAGGTAGCTCTAATAAAATCGTCAGTAGTTTTTTTGTATCTTTTTTTAAGAAACTCTAAACCCTCTTTTCTAAAACCATTTGTGCTATCAGTCATATTATTTTGAGTCTTGTATAGCAGATCGAAATGATTAGTTGTTTTTTTATTTAACATAACTTGACCTTATGTTGACTTGATTGTGGTTGCAACATAATTATCTCTGGTTATTAATTGTGTTAGCGATTCATTTGTAAAATTAATTGGTGGATCTCTGGACTATATGAGAGAAAACATAGATAAAATAAGGGTTTTAGTACCTAATCTAAGGGAAATAGTTTCTCTAATAGTTTCTTATAAACAAAAATCATTATTAATTAAAACAGTCCAGTTAGAATTATGCAACCTTTTTTACTGTAAATGTCGCACCATATTTAGTGCCAAAAACGAATCACCTACTATATGAGCATATTTTTTTTGATATTAGCATTTGGAACATCTGACATTAATCCAGGCTACCAACTTATTAAAATTCCTATCACACAAACAGTTAAGAAAATTACTTGCAGTCAGGCTTATGAAAAAACCATAGACAAATCAGATAAGGATTTTGGCAATTTTTATAAGGGAAAAATAATCTCAGCTCATTGGTGTAAAGACAAAAAAGGTGAGTGGGTTAAATGAGTCCAGAAATAGAACTAGATTTATATGAGATAACAACTGCCGCCCAGACTGGTTTGCTTAGAGTTACTGAAAGCATGAAACAAAAGCAAGAATGGTGGCATGGTTACAAAGGTACTTTAGAAGATAAAATTGCTAAAAGTATTAGTGGTGCAATGTCAGAAATTGCATTGTGTCTTTATCTAAAAGTACCATTTGAATTTCATACCAATGTTGGATCAGCTCCAGATGTTAAATACAAAAATTACAATATCCAAGTTAGATCCCAGACTCCTAAAAAAAATAATAACAACTCATTAATCATAAGACCAGGAGGAGTTAAACCAAATGAGATTTATGTATTTGTATTAAGTGAAGCACCAAAATTTACTATCAAAGGATTCATTAATAGCTCTGCTGTAATAGGTAAGGATGATTATTTAACAGACTTCAATCTTGCCAGACCAAAAGTTTGGGCAGTACCTTTAAAAATTTTAAATCCAATAATTCTACTTAAAGACGAAAGTTTAAACTAATGGCTAATGTTTATGGAGATGTGAAAGTTTGTTGTAAATGTGGCAGCGATGCCGATGTTATTGAAAGCAATTTTAATTATTGTGCTGATTGCATAAGTGAAAAATGGACTGGAAAAAACATAGAAGAATTATCTCAGGAAATATTAAAGCAAGATAAATTAAAGGTGGTCAAACCATGATCCCATTTCCTAAAAAGAAATACAATATTATTTATGCTGATCCACCTTGGTATTTTAAAAGCTATTCAAAAAAAGGAGAAGAACGAAATGCTACAAAACATTATCCATGTATGGAATTTAACGATTTATGTAATCTTGATATCGACAGTATTGCTGCTGTGGATTGTGTATTGTTTATGTGGGTTGTTGATCCTTTATTGCACAAGTCTTTTGAGCTGCTTAAAGCATGGAATTTTAAATTTAAGACAGTAGCTTTTAGTTGGGTAAAACAGAATAGAAAATCTGAGGGTAATTTTACTGGAATGGGATATTGGACTAGAGCTAACCCAGAGATGTGTCTGTTAGCTACAAGGGGGAAACCTAAGAGGGTTTCGATGAGTGTTAAGCAACTTGTTATGGATGTAAGGAGAGAACACAGTAGGAAGCCTGATAGGATCAGGAATGACATAGTTGAGCTTTGTGGTGATCTTCCCAGAATCGAATTATTTGCCAGACAAGATTTTAAAAGCGATGGATGGGATAATTGGGGGAATGAGCTTTAATGAAAACATTTGAAAAGTTTCATACCGATTTATTAAACAACAAAGTTCTAAGTGCCAACGAAAAGGTTGTTTATATTATTTGTAAGAGTTTTGAAAATGCACCAATGGGTTGTCGTATTTCTCATAAGTATTTGATGGATAGAACTAAAATTAAGACCAGGAAAACATTAATTAAAATCCTTGACCGACTCACTTTGTTTGGAATGTTAAGTCGTAAGCAAATTGACAATTCAACTTGTCATTATGTTTTTGATAAAACTACAATGCAAGAATACATCAATCACAACATCAATAAGAGAAGAAGAATATCATTGGGCAAACAAAAAAGTAGTCCACAGATTAATCCACAAATAGACAATGTTATCAACATACTAAGAAAGGATAAGTAAAATGGGAGTAGCAAAAACATCATTTGGGAGTAGCGAAAAGGAGAGTCAATCTATACCTATTATCTATACCTATTTAGGGAGATATATATAATGACAACATATGTAGATCCTAAGTTAGTTGCCAAAGCATTGGCAAGGGTAACTAAATCATCAAATGTTTATTATTCTAGTGCTGTAAAAAAGATTAAGAAAAATCGCAAAGAATATTATCAAAATAAAGAAACTAAAACACTACAAAAATCACTTAGTAAAGATAGATTCAACACTTACCTGGAGGAATTGTATAAAGCTGATGATAACAAATAACCTTACAATAGATGAGTTAGATAGATTTTTACAAATATCGTCTTTTTGCGATAGCAAAATGCCTAAAGTAAAAGCTAAGTCATTACCTACAATGTACAAAGTAATTGAAAATGCTATTGGTGTTGGTGAAGATGCAGATAGTATTAAAAACTTAGATAAATATGCAGCTACCTTAAAAATAACATTAACATCAAGACAGATAACAATTTATGATTTTGTATTGTTAGTTATGTTAGATGCAAAAGCATCTGACAGAGAATTAATTTATTTACGAAATTTTCCTCATAGATTATCTCTTAGAAAGATGAAAAGAATGTATTTGGATTGGTCACATACTAAGATTGGATATGAATATGAAAAAGCATTAAAAAATGTTTGTAAGTATGCAAATAGAAATCTTAAAAAATATATTTGACAAGTTGACAGTTAAAACCTAAAAAAAATCTACACTTCATATATTAAGGTTTTTCATTAACCTCTTTCGGTGAAGATTTTAGGCAGATCAGCTTTATTTCGTCTTTCTCTCTCTCAAAACAAACTATCTGCCTAAATATTACTAATTACACTCAATTGGATTAAAGCTAAGTAATTTATGCTTCTTTTGAAGTTTAGGACATTTGAAAATGTCTTTTAACAGTTCTTTTTTTGCATAAACTTTAACAATATTCAATTTGAACATATTTACTGTATTGGATGATATTTTATTATTTCTAAACATATTATTCCTCTCTGATTCGGTTAATAACGAATCTAAGTGACTTAACATGAGTGTTAATTCAATTACAACCCTTAATTTAATTTAAAATGGCTAATAAAACAAAAAAGAATCCAAAAGTTATTGCTGAGATAATAGAAGAACTAGCAATTGGTTTAAGTATCAGAAGTTGTTTATCTCCAAAGAATAAAAATCCAGACAGACCATGTTGGCAATCATTTAGAACCTGGATGGCTAAAGACCAAGAGCTTAGAAGCCAATACGAAGTAGCTAAGACTGATGGAATAGAATATTTATTAAGTGATGCTACTGATTTAATTAATCAGAGTTTAGAAGATAGTAAATACAAAGAGAAAACAGATTTAGGTCAGACTCACTTAATCAAATCATTTATTGATTTAACTAAGTGGAAATCAGAACGATTAGCACCCAAAACATACATGAAAAAAGATCAATTACAGGTATTTGGATCAGATTCCTCTCCTTTGATTGTTAAGTGGGATAAGTAAAAGTATTGTATTGATTGGGTTATTGTATGATTCATGGGAGTCAGAGATTAATCTAGCACACACTCTCTTATAGGAAAAAAAATGTGATATTTTTGTCACATAATAGAATAATTCTAAAGTAATCCGGTAAATAAATACCGGTAGCTATACTTTATTTATATTTCTATAAATAAATGGCTAATTTATTAGCTTATTTAACCGGAGCAGTTGATTAACAATCATTTTACCTGGTTTTGCACCAGAAAGTCATGGGGTGAAGAAAAAAGCGACCCCCAAAACTATATTTGGAATTAAAAATAAAATTAGGGAAGTTACACACACCTACAACAACCAACCACTAATAGGATAAATTATGACAGAAGAAGAACGAAAAAGATTAGCCTTAAAAAAAAAAAATAAAGAATTTTTTAACAAATACAGAAAAAGCATAACAGGAGTCGCTGCTGGAGATAAAGAAATGGAAATTTTAGCAAAATCAATTCCTACTGCTGAATTAGACGAAAAATTTATAGCTGAGAAAATTGGTGGTGCTGTGTCAGAAGAAGAATTGAAATTAATTAAAAAATTATTGCCTAAAAGATAATTCTAATGAAAAAATTTGATGATAAAAAAATGGGTTATACAGCTATCGTCTATGTGATGGAATCTACTAAAAGTGTGATCGTACATTTTGATGGTTTTAAAAATATTAAAGAATGTGATAATTTTTCTTTTCAGGTCATGGATGATCTTGGCATAGAGCCTATTTCTACATCTGAAAGTATTACACTCCACTAATTTTAAAAAATGCCGAATATAGTTATACCCTACAAGCCTAGAGCTTTACAAAAAATACTACATGGGCAAATAGATAAGCATAGGTTTAGTGTGATCGTTCTCCACAGGAGAGCTGGAAAAACAGTCATGGCTATAAACCATATGTTAAGAGCAGCTTTAACTAACAAGTACCTTAACCCCAGATATGCCTTTATAAGCCCATACAGGCTACAAGGAAAGGCAACAGCATGGGATTACATTAAGCAGTTCGCTGGAAAGATACCTGGCACAAAATTTAATGAATCTGAGCTTAGATGTGATTTGGCAAATGGTGCAAGGATAACAATTCTTGGTGCAGAAAACGATCAAGCAATTAGAGGTATTAGTTTAGATGGATGTGTATTCGATGAAACACAATCTATTAAACCAACTATATTTCCAGAAGTCATAAGACCAGCTCTGGCAGACCGAAAGGGTTGGTGCATTTTTATAGGTACACCAAAAGGAAGAAACAATTTTTATCAGCTTTACGAACAAGCTAAAAAAAACCCTAAATGGTATGCTTGTACTTACAAGGCAAGTGAAACACAGATTTTAGACGATGAGGAATTACAGGCTGCTAAAGATGTAATGTCCAAAGATTTATATGAGCAAGAATTTGAATGTTCATTTCAAGCTGCAATAACAGGATCGTATTATGGAACTATAATAGAAGATTTAGTAAAAGAAAAAAGAATGGTGTCCAATCTATTTGATGAGGACATAGATGTAGAAACATGGTGGGATCTGGGCATGAATGACCAGACTGCAATATGGTTTGTGCAACGATACAAAAAAGAAATAAGATTAATTGATTATTACGAAAACACTTCACATGGTTTAGATCACTATGCTGACGTTTTAAAAAATAAAGGCTTTGAATATAGCACTCACATATTTCCCCATGATGTAAAAGTCAGGGAGCTTGGCAATTATGCTAAAACAAGATTAGAAGCTTTATTGGATCTTGGCATAGTTGGTGAAGTAGCACCTAAGCTTAGTATTGAAGATGGCATAGAATCTGTCAGAAGAAATTTAGTAAATTGCTGGTTTGACAAAGACAAGTGTGCAACTGGCATTGAGTATTTAAAAGCCTACCAAAAAAAATGGGATGACAAGGCTCAAGTTTTTAAATCTAAACCTCAACATTCCTACGCATCGCATTGTGCTGATGCTTTTAGAACAGGAATAGCTGGGCAAGGAATAGAGCTTTCAAATTGGAAAAAACAAGTTCCAGTTAATACAAATTATATAGTTTAAAAAGTTATGGCAAAAAAAACAACCGAAATAGAACTTAAAAACATAATTTCATCAGAGATAAATAACTCTATTGGATTTATGGGTGGTGCATTATCAGGTGCTAGAAAAAAATCTCTTGAGTATTATATGGGAGAGCCTTTAGGTACTGAGATAGATGGTAGATCACAAGTTGTTAGTACAGATGTTTCAGACACAATTGAAACCATCTTACCAAACCTTTTAAGAGTTTTTACTTCATCAGATCAAATGGTTAAGTGTGAGCCAGTACAAGCAGAAGATGTAGAACTAGCCGATCAAGTTACAAATTATATTAACTATATTTTTAACAAAGATAATAATGGTTTTAGTATTTTATATACCTGGTTCAAAGATGCTCTTTTAGAAAAGAATGGAATTGTAAAAGTTTATTGGGATGACGCAGAAAAGGTTGAGCAAGAAACATACGAAAATTTAAGTGATTACGAATACGATTTATTAATGCTTGAATCTGATATTGAAGTTATATCAGAGGAATCTTTTCCTGATGAATATGCTTTAACTAGATTAGATCAATTTAAACAAGAAGCAGCACTTAATGGACAAGAGGTTGAAGAAGTTCCAACTCCAATGTTGCATAATTGTATTATTAAAAGAACTAAATCGGCTGGTAAAGTTAAAATAGAAAATATACCACCAGAAGAATTTTTAATTCAAAAATCAGCAAAGACTATTGAAGAATCAAATTTTGTAGCTCACAGAGTTATGAAAACTAGATCCGATTTAATTGAGATGGGTTTTGACGAAGATATTGTTAATGATTTACCAACTTCAAATAATAATTTATTTAATGATGAAAGCTTAATAAGAAACTCAACTATTGACGATTCACCGACTGATGATAGTCCAG